TCTTTATTCTATGATTCTCAAATAACATTCTCAAATCACCATACATCTTGGCTTTTTCTTGTAGTGTAAACATAACACCCCTTACTGGAGATCCTTGTGATCTTGCCAAGTCAACTAGACCACCACCCAATCCAGTCTCATCAACAAATACTGTCTCTATCTTATACTTGTCAATAAACTCTTTTACTCTACCAGCCACTTGTACTACATTAGATTGTGATTCATTTTCAATTTCTTCAACGGATACTACATCATTGTCATCAACTGATACTATGGTATATACTGTTTCATCTCTACCAGTTCTAGCAACATCTACACCCATGAAGTATCTAACTCTACCTTTTGGTGTATAGTCACCTATAGCTTCCATCAATATAGAGTTAGGGAATAACGCATCACCAATATCTAGGAACTCACCCTCTACCTCTTGTATGTATTCTTCTCTGGTTAATCTTTTAATCTCTTCTAAGAATGATGGATCTTTTTGAATGAGTGGGTTATCAGTAGACTTGACATGAAACTGTGTCCATAAGCCATCTGGGTTGGCTGGTTTGGAATTCATACATGCTTCATAGAAATAACCAGCCTTTGAGAAAGGTGTAGATGTTAACCATACTCTAGCTTGTGTAGCCATACCAGAAGGTAGGAATGCTTTTAATATGTCAGTCTTGATGAAAGAACACTCGTCTGCAATAATAACATGTGGTGAATAACCTCTAAGTCCTATACCAGTTTCACCAGTAGCCCTAGTGATAATCTTAGATACTCCATTACCATCTAGAAATGAAATCCATAATGCAGTTTGTGTGTTACGTATAACATATCCTTTTAGAAAGTCATTATCCATTATCAGTGATCTTATCTTGTCAAACATAATCGTAGCCTGATTTTGTGTAGGTGCAGCTATAACTATAGTGCATTCATTCTTAACAGTTTCTAATAATACAGGGGCAAAGAAGGCAAAATGTATAGCTTTGATAGCAGTTGATACTGTTTTACCTACCTGTCTTCCTGATCTATATACTATGAATCTATCTTTACAATCTAGATATTTTCTATTGTAATCAAATACCTTGTGATCTAGAAATACCTCTGCAAACTTAGTAGGTGATTGAGCACAATCAGTTACGGTCTTGACGAAATCAAGGCGTTCCTGTATTTGCTCATTCGAGGTTCGAGGCATCTGACACCGTTTTCTGTGCTTTTATCTGTCTAAATATACTAGATATATCACCAGTCTTACCAAACTCTGTCTTCTCTGTAACTACTATTTTACTATTTAAATCGTTGATTGCTTTTATCACATTCAGTAGAGTATTAATTTCAGATTTAGTATTTCTATCTGGTACATTACCATCAAACTTAGCTTGAGTCAATGCCATCAATACGTTCTCCATAGATAGTTTGGCTATTAGATCTAGCATGTCTTTAACATCTTCTGGGTTTCTAGTATCAAGACTATTCAATAAACTTACAAAGTCAGTTCTGATTCCACATACTGCACCCTTTTCGTACTTTGGACATTTACCATTACCACCCTCTTCTATACTACGATAGATACATTGATCACATAATGCTGGTATGTTGGCATCTTTAAAATGCTTGGCACTATTAAAAGGTGATATTGTTTTTCTCTTGTTTTCTTCAGCAACAAAGTTACCACCTACTGATTTTATCTTGAAAATTTCTCCTTTATCATCCATTATATAACAATTATTTTGTTCTAATACTTAAAGTTTTCTTCGTAGATGTTGTAAGATTTACACATTGGCATAAATAATACAGCAAATGGTAGTTTTAATAGTGTGTAATACTCACTGTTAATCACATCATCGGTTTTTATCTTGATCTTTTCCATGTATTCTTTATACTTTTCGCAGTTATGTCTTACTATAGGAATCATACCCTTTCCTTTATCACCAAAGAATATAGATGATGTAGAGTTATTATTCCATACTTCCGTCTTTTTTGACATAGCCGCTGAGATCCATGCACTCGTATCTATACTTTCAAACTTGTTTCCCCTACCAATATATTTACCTTTTGCTAATCCATGAAACTTAAGATTGGCAGGTAGTTTTCTCATTTGATCTTCGGTCTCTAGTTTACCTTTGATTTCACCCAGACATACATATGACCCAGATTGAGGTCTTAACATTGATAGATGATTAAGATAGTTACCCTGTAATACAGGCAAAGTCCAATCTATACCAGTCTCTCTTTCTTTTTTATACCATTTTATAGTATTCTCCATATCATAGAAAACATCAAACTGTGTAGCAAAGTCATAGTTCTCTCTATGTTTCTTTAGTAGATCATGGTATCGTTCTGCTTCTGTACCTACACCTGCGACCACAAATATACTATCAAACTTGTCTCTGAACTTGGTGATATTGGCATATGAATATCTAAATGATAGCATAACATTTCTAACCCCACATTCTGATAACGCTTCCAAATGGGCTTTGTTGTTAGCGTTAAAATAGATCTTCATCCAGCACCAATTATCTTATGGCATAGACAAGTACATTTAAATCCGTTTCTAGTTATGGGGCATTTAGTATGTTCGTGACTATAACATTCTGGTGATGCGTAATCTACTCGTTCCATTTTTCTCTATTATCACCAAAACACATTGTTGCGTATGGACAAAAACCATCACATAGATAGTTCTTCACTCTTGGTGGTAAAGTCATATTTGTTAAAGAGTCTTTAATCTCTCTAGCCTTTATTATCATATCTTCTAAAGTCTCTTCTATAGGACTTAGTTTGAATGGGAGTGCTACAGGTTTATCTCTGGACTCTTTGTCTATTGAATTTGAAATATAAATCACACATCCATAGTCTGCATCTATACCATAACATTTCTTAAGTAATACCCTATACCTATTGATTTGGTCTACATGTGACTCACTTGCTTTTGCTGTAGCCTTTTGAAAATAGCCTATACTACCCGTTGTTTTCTTATCACATATAACCCATTTACCACCCATTTCTAATAAATCATCTATACTTCCATAGATAATATCTAGGTGTCTTGGGTCATTTGGTGGTATCTTTAAGGCTTCTTCTTTTGTTAAAGCCTTATCTCTTACATAATCATATGCTAGAAACATCTCATGGTGTTCTGGTTTTGCAATCATTGAAGCAGAGTGAACTGCTTGACCAAAATACAGTGACCTCATATCTTCGGTATTCATACCAGTTTCAGGTAATGTTTTCTTATAGATTACATTTCTCATACATGGTTTGATAATATCACTAACATGAATAACACCTAACCTCTCTGTTTTCATGGCTTCAATTTGAGCTCGTCTAAACTCAAAATAAACTGCATTACTAATATCTTCTAACTTTAACACAAAAAGTAGTGGGGGATACCCACATATAAGGCTTTCTAATTATTTGCGAACTTTGTGCATCCACAAGTTTCATTTGGATCTGCATCAGATTGTGCTATGCAACAGTCTCTTACATCATGTGTAACCCAAGGATGACCACATGCGTTGCATTCACCTTCACCGAATTCACCTACAAGTTCTTCTGATTTAGAATCCTTTCCTTTTAAGAAATCGAATACTCCCAACAAATTCACCCCCTAATAACTTTCCTCTATGATGAAGTTGAAAGTATCACTTTGCTCTGATATTTCACCATCATCATCATAAAGCTCTACCTCGCCTTCCCATATACCAGCATTGTCTATATCGGTATCTTCAGATGTTAAAGTATATCCTATCTCACCATAAGTTCTATCTTCGTAAAAAGCATTACCGTCTATTATCAAGTCACCATTTGGTTTCCATACCTTCCATATAGCACTTGCAAACTGCGTTGTATCATTCAAGTTCTTTGTAGTGCCATCATAGTTCTTTATGTTTATATATAGTGTGGCTCTTGAACCAGATTTTATTCTGAATTCTATTGCTCTACCAGTCTGATTAACACTCATGTCTTATAAAGATAGCGTTAAGTTGCTTCATCAGTAGCACCAGCCCCGTATTGTAATTGTAACTCCATTCGTTTTAGTCGATTCATTTCTGCTAATTCATTGGCAATACTAGTGAGTAATTCCATTTGGATTATAGGAATATCTGATTTTGTATAGTCTTCTAGTTTATACTTGATCATTCTTATTCTTTATATACTTACATGGAGATGTTGTCTCTAGTTGAGATTCTAAGAATTCTACATGTTCCAACTTTTTATGCTTTCTTTCATCATCTCTTAGATGTAAATGATTTATAAGAACCATTGGTTGCATCATAAATACTTTATCAGTCTTAACTTTGTGTATGGTTGGATTATAATCA